CCTCATCATGTTCCAGCCTACAATCACAGCCATCATATCAGGGTCGAAACTTACCTCTTGCGGCTTGCCGCTGCGCTGCCATTGCGCCGCCTCAATGGCCCGCGTTACTTTTCCTCGATCTTAATCAGCTCCTCGCGGTACCGGTCGATGATCGTCTGAATAGCCGCGACGACCTCACTAAATAGCCCTGGCTTGTCTTCTAGCCATTCGACGCATAGCGTAGGATCGAACGCTAGCGGCTCTGCTGTACCGCCAGGCAGGACAGCCGCCCCCGGTACCTTCCATCCTACTATGGCAGCCCTTATTAGGCGCTCGCCATAGTACGACTCAGAATCATCTCCCTGAAGTTTATAGAGCTGAAAGCCGGTCGGCCTCCGCACCAGAAACTGGAAGCCTCCGGCCTCAATCCATGTCTCGCGCGCCGCCCGTAACCTCTCGAGGTCCGTTGGCATTACACTGCGTAAGACGTCGGAAGGTTACTTGCCGTGATCGCAGACGATGTGCTGACGAGTTGCTGTCCTGAGCCTGCAGGTGCAATTACGCAGGCAGGATACCCGAAGATAAGCACGATTTGCCCACCGCTGAACTGCATAAGCGTTCCTTTTTGGCTCTTCGTCTGTAGCGCAGTCTTCATCGCGATCAATCCAGAGTCGCCAGGGTCCCAGATGTTCGTGAAGCTATAAACCAGCGGTGTCACTGTCGTAGGGACCTGCGTCTCGATGGTAGAATGGACGGTCGTGGTCGGTACGAAATTTGGTTCGCCGCCGCTCACCGACACATCGGTGACCGTGCTGATTGAGGTCGCAAATGTGAGAGCATAGGCATTGCCGGCGGTGCATGTCGCATAGTCGGTCGTGTTCTCGCCTTCGAGTTCGAATGTATTCGCTGTCACATTCGCCACGCGGAAAATGCGCGCGTCGATTTCGGTCATGCCTTCGACCAGCATCAGGACATAAGCCCCATTTGTTAGACCATGCGCCGTGCTGGTTACTACGCCAGGGTTTGCATTTGTGACAAACGGCGTCGACAACGGGAGGGCCGTGCCTCGCGCGCTCTCAAAATTCATTTGTACGCCGGACCATACGGTTGCGGTTGCCATTCTAGTGCTCCTCTATAGCGCCACTTCCGGCGCGTTGCTCAGTGTAAAAACCGTCGCCTGGAACGTCATCCGCCCGACGCCGATTGGTTGATCTCCACTGTCCCATGTTATGTCGATGCCGGTATATTCTGGATATAAGCTAATGCTTCCCAGAGTCAATCCTGCCGCTATCTCAGTCTCCACGCTCGCAGAAATTGAATCTAATACATCATCGGCATCGACGGCGGCTCTAACGCATACCTCGACGTTGACGGTAATCAGCCGCTGCATGGATCTAGGCGCGTGTATAGTACCGCCTTCGACGCTTTCCTCGGTAACGTAGATCCGCAGCGCCGGTAAATCGTCTACCTGTAGCGGGTAAATGCGTGATTCGTAGACTGATGCGCCAGTCAACGGAAGCCCGGTCAGGGCGGCGCCGAATGCTTCCCGCAGTTGCTGTCGGACATGAGCCACTTATGGTACCTCTAGGTCCAAGATGACCCAGCCGTATCCATCGGGTCTGATTCCGACAATCGTATAAGAGGTTCCATCGACGACCAGCGATTTTCCGATGGCTGATGGCACAGAGGACCCAACGCACTCGAACGTCGGCGTTGATGTAGCGATACCATCGACGGTCGCGTAGGCATTCCCCGCGATGCCATTGATGACATTTGTCCCATCAAATACCGCAGCTATGCCGAAGTCTTCGGTACGGGTAAACTGGTCATATGGAATCTGGAACATGCTATCCCTTTTGTTCGCCTCTCGGCTCAGGCTTACGATCCTGCTTAGGAGCGGCGCGCACTGCCTTTCCCGATCCGATGAGACGCTGTGCGATGTTTTCCGGCAGCGTGACGACAGAATCTACCGCTTGAGGACCGAAGTCGCCTCCAACCGGTTGCGCATAGCACGCGCGCAGGATCTTGACGCTGATATTATCCATATGATCCCCATGGTTAGCGGGCGAGCCCGAAACGAGCCCGCCCGAATTGAGACTATTGAGCACGTCTGATATCAGGTGATGACCGATGCCGCAGAGAATGCCGCAGGGTGCCTGACACCCACATCGACCGAAGCCATTGCTCGCACGCCAACGATACCGGCGGTGAAGTTTGCATAGGGATTGACTTCGACCTCGAGCGTCCCCCATTCGCCAATGATGACCTCAGAGAATGCACCGAAGATCATTGTCGCAGCCGGCATCTGATTGGATGCCATTGCCGGATAGCCGTCGACGATTGCGCCATCGAGACGACCATCCCACAGCGGAGAAGCCGTGCTAGTGAATTTCACCCGCGCCTTCAGCAATCCAGCAACCGCAGCCGTCGTGATATAGCCCGAGCTTCCCATCAGAGCATTGGCTGCGAATGTATCGGTCTGAAACTCGATGATCCCGGCATAGGCCAGAGATGTGCCAGTTACTGAGCCGATCCCGGATGTGCTCAAGATGCCAGTGGGCGCCCCGCCGGTGCCGTCGCCGTTGATTGCCTTTGCGTCAATTTCGAGCGCCAGGACCTGGGCTAGATCGCTGCGAACAATACCCTCCGCAGAGGGATCGGATTGAAGCAGCAACCGCCGAGAGATTTCCGTATAGCCGCCAATGGTTTTCGGCGACAGGGGAACCTGCTCGAACGTCTGCTGGCTTTCCGTAATGGCAGTGGCTTCCGTTGCCAACCAAAATGCGGTTGCTGCTGCGCTTTGGCGCGGAATCGTAACGTTTCCAACCAGACCGGACAACGGAGTCGCGCCCATGCGATAGAGCACGGACATATTTCGCAGAAGCTCGATGAACCCTACGTTAGCCGTTTCCACCAGGAAGCCCCCGGCCGTCGTAGTGCCAACCGTCAAATCGCGTTTCTGCAGAGAGTATCGGGTAAATTCAGAAGGAACCGACATGCGGTGCTGCTGAACCTCATATGGCACGAAGAAATTACGAGCCTCTGGTTCCTTTCCGAGCCGCTTGGCAATCTCCTGTGTGCATTCCAGCTCGAAGCCCGCTTTGCTCCAATTGTTGTCAGCAATCGCCAGAATGGCACGCGACATATTGAACCGGCGCGTTTCCTTATGATCTAGTCCAATCTCGGATACCGGCTTAAGCTCTTTCTTCCTGCTCGCAGCAATCTGATCGATTTGCGCCGCAACCTCTTCGATTCCAGTTCCTGCGCTCTTCCATCGTTGCGCCAGCCCGTCTTCGATTTGAAACGCGCGGCAAAGATTATCGATTGCCTTCTTGCGCTTTTCGTCTTCCGCCGGACCATCGACGATAACTTGAACCTTCGCGGCCTCTTTTGGCGCCGCCTCTTTGACGTCTTCCATGCTGCGTTGCTCCTTTGATTTGGCGGCGACCGCCGGGGTGGGTGTTACTTCCTGCTGTTGCTCGTCCTGCTTTTCCGTATTCATGGGCATGCGCTCCCTGAAAAATCCTGCGTTGACGTCTGCTGGCTCTGCGACCATCGCAACATGCGCCGGCATCCACCTTGACGTAATTCTGGTGCCGTCCGCTCCGACCGCAGATTTAAGTCTGGCATAACCTACTGATACTGACCGGATAATTCTAGAGAGTACATCTCGCTTATAGCCTGCTGCCTCTGGACGCTCGCCGAATTTCGCAAAGCCGCGCAGTCTACCCCGCTCGACATGGAGACCATCCACGATGCCAACATTGATTTGCCCGTCTCGGTGAGTGGCGATAATCGGTAGCGGCGCCCTGCTTAGGTCGATCGAGGCGTCGTCATGTACGAGAACCTCGATGCCGTCGAGCATTTCGACCGGCGCCTCGGATGACACAGTGACCGGGATTGCCCCATCATCTGTGCGCTCTGAGACGTCAAAATGTAGCTTTCGGAATTGCTCGTCTTTCATCTTCGTAGCCTCACGACCTGTTGATCCTCTTGTGTCCCATCATCCTCTGACGCGGGTTGAGGAGCGTTCTGCCGAGGCTCGGAAGCAGCCGGCTCCGGCTTGACCTCTGTGTCAAAGGACAGTCCAGCCTCGCGCATCATCTCTAGCTCAGCCTCCCGCGTTTCGACGATATCCTCGATGTCCTTGCCGTCGCCATTTGCCGAGATCACATCCGACACAGTGGTAAAGCCTGCCATTACCGCTTGCTTCGCGGCCTCGACCTCTTTCGTCGGGTCGATCCACGACCAGCCGCGGGGCTTGAATCTCACTGCCTGATAGCGGCTTAAATCCAGCCAGTATGACGTCTGAGGAATAGATGCGACCGTACCGGACGCAACAGCCCAATTGAGCCAGCGACGATAGAGCGGCTCGCGAAACGTTCTGATCCACCATTGCTGCAAGGTGCGCCAGCCGTCCCGATCGTCCAGCAAGGCAAGCCTGGACGACGAATAATTGCTTTGGCTGTAATCCTTCGAGATGCTCTCATAACTGCAACCGACGCCGGCTGCAAACTCGCGCAGGCATGCGCGAATGAAGTCTGGCATCGCCGCATTTGGACGATTCGGCGTGATGTAGTTTAGATGCTCGCCAGGCGCCAAACGATACAGGGTCGCCTGCTCAAGTTGCATCTCGGAATAGCCATCCGCAGTTTGCTCGATCAGAGGCGAATTTGGGTCAGACGTCTCCACGGTGCCCAGATAGTTCGCAGCCGACTTCGCCGCAGTGAGTTCGGCTCCGCTGTATTCGTCGAGATCCTGTAGCTTGCGGATGACGGCGTGCATAGCGGGCACGCCGCGAGTTTGCGGCCATCGCGTGATCAGTTTCACGTGGAACAAGTCGCTCGCCGGGACTCGTTCGACAGTATCGCGCTGCGCTGGATTTGCCAGTCCTACACTGAAGTCTCCGGGATGCCGGCTGCGAATCCAGTATGCTTGCGGCCGCTGATAGGCGTCGACCTCGACGCCCATTCGAATCTGCGCAGATGGATCACGCGGGCGCGGAGGTGTTGGACCGTTCCAGAGATCCGCTAAGCGTTCCGATTCGATGACCTCCAACGCAAGTGGAATAGTCGATTGGCCTACCCTAACAGGGTGCATCCGGATGAGGCATTCACCCGCCTCGAATAGTTGAGCGATGGCCCATCGTTCGATATCGAAAAGCGAAAGCTCGCCACCCATATGGCAGTTGGTTGCCCTGGACCACTCCAAGTGCGCCTCTTCGATCTCGTCGTTTACCTTGTCGAATAGGGCCCCGTCTAATTTTTTGACTTGCGCCTGCAGCCCGATTCCGCCGCCGATCACGTTGTTCACGACGATGGATTGAGCGCGGCCAGCGTAGGGTGCATCCCGCACAAGCTGTCTCGATCGCGCCCGCAATATCTGCAGGCTCGTAGATAGTTCGCTGTCAGCGCTCGTATCACTGGACGAAAATCCAGCAGTCAGACGCGAGCTCTTGGCGGAGTAGTACATTCGCTGCTGCTGCTTTGGCGGCGCAGTCCGCTTCCCTCTGAACCAGTCGAATAGCTTAGACACGGTTAAACCTCACGCCGATAACGCGCTTGTTTGGGCCACCGATGGCGATCTGCGATTTGGCGTCTTCATCGTCCAAGATCGCCTGATGATACGAAAGCCACGTTTCTAGCTCTTTCGCGTCCATCCGCTGCAGAGACTTATCCCCGATCGAAAATCCTTTCTGATCGAGCGTCGCCTTGCCCTGGATCACGGCCTTTAGATTGTCAACGCAGATCTGCGAGTGAGAGCGAACATCGTCACCTTGTATGCTCTGACTCGGGTCTGGTCTGACGTCGAGTTGACCGCCGTAATTGAGCGTTTGCCGCGCGCCGACCTGCTCAACCCACCGCGCCCAGGAATAGCGCCCAGGAACCCATAGCGCAGTGGTCGTTGGGTTTGCTTGAATGCGGTAGTCGTCCCCTTCCGCCGACCCGTCTAGATCAATGGCGGCCTGTGTCGGAGACGAGAATTGCGGAGTCAGACGATATTTCATCGTCCAGCCGGCCGACGCAGGATAATCCGCTACCGTGACTAGAAAGTCGAGAGTGTCCCCGGCCACAATCTTATCAAGCATTCTGGCTCCCGATCCGCTTGAATTCGTCGGCTGCTGCTGGTGTTCCAATCCTGTTACGCGAACCCCAGCCGTAGAAGCTAGGTCCACCCGTAAGCATGTATTGGGCGTCCTGCGTCATCGACGCCGATCCTGTAACGGCGATCGCTGCAGATGAGGCAATGGTATTGGCGGCCTGCAGGATGTTTGCGGTCCCGAAGATATCGCCGAGCACGGCGCCAGAGCTAGATAGCGTGTTAGCAGCCTGCGCTAGGGACGCATTCCCTATGATTGCGATCAATCCGGACGACGCAATCGCATTGGCACCTTGCACGATATTTGCCGTTGCGGTAACGCCTCCGCCTACGCTCCCGGAACTGCTGAGGGTATTCGCAGCCTGCGAAATCGAGGCTGCGCCAACAATGGATATCTCGCCAGCGCTCGAGATCGTGTTAGCGCCCTGCGAAAGCGCTGCTGTACCTGCAATAGCAACGGTACCGGACGATGCGACAGAATCCGCGCCCTGTGTCTTTTCGAGAGATCCAGTCGCGCCAGTAACGACCGTTCCACTTGAACTGAGACTATCTGCGCCCTGCGTCGCTGTCAGCGTGCCGATGACGGCAATAGCACCCGTCGATGTGGAGCTATTCGCTCCCTGGGTTGCGGTCAGTGTTCCTGTGACAGCAATGGCACCCGTCGATGCGAGGCTATCAGCTCCCTGCGTTTTGCTTAGTGACGCGGCAATTGCAACGGCGCCACTAGCGCTTATCGTATTTGCGCCCTGAGTCTTGCTTAATGTACCAGTAACTCCGCCGGCCGCTGGCGCATCTACCCAAATTCGCGTAGGAACAGGCTCGAAAAGCTGCCATGGGTTCTGTACTAATTGAGCCCACTCGTCATCTGATAGGAACCGATTCCATGCAACACATAAAGCGATATAGTCTCCGGACGCCATGCGACAAGTGGTCGCTTCGCCGCGATATCCGATCGCAGTATCTGAGGCAGAGCTATATATATTGTCGATTACAGACGCGCCCGAAACGTTGGTGCTCGTATTGTCAACGTTTGCGTATAGCGTCGCTGAGCCGCCGGCGACAACACGGCGCGCGCCGTATAGGTGCCAGTTTCCATCACAGCCATTTGCGATTGCAGGAGTGAATGAATACGCTGTTTGATAGGTGTAGGCGGTAAAGTCGCCGTTTGCAAATGAGCCGGTATTGTCAGGGTTCGTTGGATTGAAACCATGACCAAAGGCGAATTGCGGGAATCCAGCCGCATTCCTCCTCTGGTTAAACATCATCCGTGGCGCGGCACTCGATGGAAAGGCAGCAAGACACAATGCGGCAAAATCGCCCGTCCCTGCACCATCGCTTGTGGTGAGAGCCTGGGCATCAGTCCACCCTAGAGGATTGACACTTCCGTTCCCGGTCAACGCATTTCCCATGCGCGTTGGTACGATAAGACCGCTGGCCCCATATGTTCCGGATGCTCCGCCGATTAGATTGTTCGGGCCTCCGGAAGGTATCCAAGCGAAAGCAATCCCCTTGCGCCAACGCCCGGCAATGCGAACTACCTGCTGTGGCTGTGAATAGCGCTGCGGATTGAGGATCGGAATAAACGGCATTATGCTACGGAAGCGGTAACTTCTTGGATTTGTGCGCTGTTGCCAGTGGTATTGAAGGACGCCCCGCTGTCGTTATACACAGCGACTTTGAATTGGTCGGGCAATGTGCCTCCGCAAGCGGCTGCGACGCTAAACGACCTGCTTCTAACGACATTGGTATCTGGCAGGGTCACAGTGCCGAGGAAAATCATATTCTCTCGGTTGGTAGTATCCGAAAAATTTGTTCCATCGAGACTTGTGACAACATACAATATTGCTTGTTTGTTTCCAGTCGTCGTCCCAGGATCAATGAGAACCTCGAACAGGACGTCTAATGGTGGATTTGTTGCCCCCGATACGTCAAAGGCATTCCCGACGGCGACGCTACCGGACGCTAGCGAGTTCAGGCTAGAAATGGTATAGCTTGCCGCCGTCGCATGATTGAGTTTTACCGTTGCCATGCCTTACCTCTAGAGTGCCAAAGCATCAATGATGTTTTGGTTAGATACGTCTCCCTCTACTACGAGAAGCCCTGGCGTTGCGTCCGTTCCGGTACCGACAGAAAATATAGTTTCTCCCCTCGTCGCCAATCGTTTGCTCGCAGCGATTAGCTGCGCTCTGGTAGTAGCTCCCTGAGGTCCAGAAAAAATATCTTGAAATGCTTGGCGAATGTTTTCTAGGGACGGGTTAACTTGGTCACCGCTGATCAGAATAGCATAGACGTCTCGCTCGCCCTGCGAGCGCCCGATAAGTTCTGTCCACACCGTTTCGGATTTGACCTCCTCTCCAGATAAAAAGGTTTTCCACACAATGAATGTCCCGGCGACGTTATACCATTGCGCCATGAGTCCAGTTGAGCCTTCATTGCGATAAGAGACAAACTCAGTATCGGTTTCCGCGTCGATCGCAGTCCGAAGAACGGCTAGCTGCGCGCCGTCTAAATTCATGGCTTCACCCTCTTCAATAGCGGAATGAGCATTATGCGTTCGCTGCCGTGATGGTGAACGTGCTGATGGTCACCGATTGACCGGTGCTAATGCTCGTATTGTCGAGCTCCATATCGCCGCCGCCGCCAGTCCCGGTTACCGTGCCTTGCGCATGGCATGTCGTCACGGTGCTGTCCCATAGTCTCCAGTAGCCGGCTGTTCCGGTGCCATCCGCAGATGCGTCCTGCCAAGTGCCGGATTTCGCCTTGCTGCCAGAGGATGCGGCCGCCATCCAATCAGACGGCAGAGTCATATCTGCCAGGAGCGTGCCGCTTGCCGCAGTCGCGGTATCTGCTGGCGGCGTCCCGGTATAGATCCGCAGATGTGGAGTCGTGCCGAGCGTGGTCTCAATTTGGTCAAGCTGGTTATTACGCAGGGTGACGCTGTATTGCAGTGCCATATCTCACCTCATGTTAGTCATGCTTTCAGCCACTTGCCGGCTTTCATTTTGCTTTTCACCTTGTCAGGCATTTGCCTTTCTACGTCAAGGCTTTTTTGTTTTTTTGTTTCATTCTCTGGCTTTGCGAGCGCTTTTCGCCGGTAGTCTTCCCACTTCGCGGCCGTCCAACGCTCCAGCCCAAGCGCTCGAAACGCATGGAGCGCGTATACCTCGCAGTCAAGCGCATGATTTTCCCTTCCGGATTTAAGCTGCCAGACTAGCGTAGCCCGCTTGGATCTGGCATCGGGCGCCTTGATTTCTGCAGTGATATGCTGCCAATAGTCCGACCGCACCTCCTTTGGCCAATGCAGGCGACCCGGACCGGTACCCTGCAGGTTGATCCGACCGCCGCTCTCGCCATATCCAATAAGGAGGTCCTTCGCCCGGGCGACGCCTACCATGTAAGGCCGCAGACCGTACCTAGCGCTTTTGCTCGATAAAAAGGCGGCATCGACGGCCTCTTTCGGCTTACTGAAAATCTCGCGATCGGCAACCGTCGAGCCCTTGATCGGCATTGCCAGCAGGCGGCGCGCCTCATTTTTGGCGATCGCGGTACGGGTCCGCCTGACCCAGGAGTAAACCGCGTCTGATGTGACGCCATCCCCGCAATCAATGGAAACGGAAGTACAGCATAGCGCTGAACCGCTCTCATGCTCGAATTCGCGTTCAACCAGCTCGTCGAGGTCTCCCCAGCATCCATCCGACTTATCGACAGGGTTTCCAAGGATTTCGCCCCAGGCTATTAGCCACGACTCCTCGCCAGGCCCCCAGGCCCGCACGACGTAATACAGCCGGTCGTGCTGGACGTCGACGCCCATCGTCACGATGATCCCGCCGGCCGGCACAGTCCAGAGCTGGTAAGCCTCTGCCCGAGCCTCTAGCGCCTCGGCCGGCGGCAGCTTCGATGCATAGCGCCATGGTTTACCCAGCGTGGCATTGTGGAACCTGACAAGCCCGGCGACGTCGCCCTTGGCGAAATCGTGGTGTGCTTCTAGGTACTTCTTGACGAGCTCCTCAAGCCTGCTGGCTGGGAAGGGTGAAAGAAGCTCCGAGAAGTAAAACCCAGCTATCCCTGTGAATGGTGCCGTCGCAATCCACTCGCCCCTGCGCACGTTCCTGTGTTTGTCGCTATCGCTCCATGCTGTCCCGCAACATGGGCACTCATAGCGCGCCGTGACGGGCACGCTGGACCCATAGACAGGATGCGATAGCGACTTATCCACATCCCATTTGACGTTGACCCAATCAAGCTCTGCGCGCTCGTGGCAGATGTGGCATGGGACCATCCACCGCCGCTGATCGCTGAGCTGCATTTCCTTCTCGATTGCAGATAGACCCTCAATGGTTGGTGTCCCACCGATCAGCATTAGGGAATCGTCGAAGGTCTTCCCGCGCTCTCTGAGCAGGCCTATAGAGTCCCCCTGACCCTTCAGGTTGCGATTGCAGTCGTCCGGCTCCTCGACGATGAGATAGCGCGCGGCAGTGCTCTTGACGCCTCGCGTAGAGTTCGCGCCAACAAACTTGATGAAGCCGCCTGGAAAGGTCTTTCGGTCAACGGTCGCCTCTTTCGACCTAGACCGTATCGGGAATCGCTCTATGAGCCAGGGAGAATCCATTATCATGGGTTCCCACTTCTCGGCATTGAAATCCCTGGCCGCCGCCTCCGCCGGGAACATGACGATGGTCGGCCCAGGATTGATGTCCATAATCCAGCCGAGGAGATTATTGATGACGCCGTCTGTCCACCCGATCTGAGCGCTTTTTTGGGCGCAGATCTCGCGGATTTTCCAAGACTCCGGGGTTTGTCGCGCGACGAGCTCGAGCGGCTCGCGCAGATATGGCGTTATTTCGAGCCTATACGGCCCAGGGATCGCCGAGCTACTCGACGAGAGCCTCCGCCTGGCTTCCGCCCATTGGGCCGGACTCAGGCTCCTCTGACGTCTCCAGCGCGCCACCGTCGCGCGCTGTAGTTCCTGCAACCGGGTCAAAGGTTGCTGCGATTCGTAATGCATCCTCGCAGATCCCCCTTGCGATTTGGTAACGTTGGTCCTGCGTGGAGATGTCGGGAAGCTCAGCTTGGATGCGACGGGCTATTCGCATGACCTCATTCTCGAGTGTCTTGGCAATTGCAAGCCATGCCGGCTCCAGATCCTCTGCAGGGATGAGCTCGCGAGCGCGAATCCGCATTTGCTGCTCGAGGTTTTCCGCTTGGACTCTGAACAGCCTATCCCTGGGCGTTTCGGTCCCTGGTGACTCTGAAATCGTCTCGGATCGCCACCGGATGACCTCGTCTAAGGCGTAAAACGATCCGTGTTTGCGCTTGGTGCAGGGTAAACCCTGGCGCTCCCAGGCCCGGATCGTCTGAGGCGTGACGCCCATCGCTGAGGCGAGGTCCCGCTGGTTAAGCGTTCGCGCCGACATGATGCCCTAAGCGGTTTTTGTGACTACGCATTTTTTGCGGTGCGTTGCCGTGCCGCGCAAGAATCAGAAGTCTCTATTGACCGCATTGAACTTGCTGCAAAATATGTTGCCAACTGCGAAG